ATTTTATACTATCAAAATCACCTGCTTTTAATAAATCTACAGAAGACATTAATGCCTTTTTTATTTGTTGATTTTTACAAAACCCAGTAAATTCTTCTTGAACATATTCTAAATCTTCATCTGATGCCTGATATGCCTCTCTTAACTGTTCTTTAACTGATAATTGTAAAACTTCATTATCAATTTTTTGTACTTCAACCTTTAAAATATCCATTGAAGGTGTAGTATGATACTTATCATAATATCTTAATACCTCCTTAATAATCCATTTATGAGCTTGATTATCAAAATATTCATCACTTAAAATGTCTTGAATATTAACCAAAAACTCTTTATGTGTTAATAAAGAGGATAGTACCTTTATTTGAAAATGAGGACCGTATTGGTTAAGGTTTTTTAGTGTCATATAACTTATTTTTTTATAACTAGTGGTTTGAAAATATCATCAACCCAAAATTCAACATTTCGTATCATGCCACCTAATTTATCTTGGTTATACATTGATACAAACTGCTCTGGAAGATACGAAGGAACGTCTGAATTGACAATCTCTTTTAGATATTTCTCATCATTTTTATCAATCATTGGATTTTCTAAATCCATTATTTTATAATTATTTTGGATTTCATCCATATTTTGTAGTACTCGAGCATACACAACATGATCTTTTAATTTAGCTTCACATATATCAAATATATCTTCTAAATTCATATCACGCTCCATTAATTCAGGGAATTTTTTATATAATCCCTTTTCACCTAACCCTTTAATACCTTTAATCTTATCAGAATTATCTCCTAGTAATGTTTTATGTAAAATAAAATTCTTTGGGGACATTTTATACTTATCAATTACTGTTTGTTCTGTATAATACTCCTTTTCCATAGGACGATATACAATAACATTTTCATTTATTAATTGTAGGAAATCTTTATCTGAAGACACTATAAATACTTTATCTTCGGGTTTTTGAGGAATAATACCTGACATATATGCTATTATATCATCAGCTTCTACCTTATCAATTGTTATTGTTTTAACAGGTAATGTTTTTAAATAATGGATTATTCTAACCATTTGATCTACTTTAGCATCATCTTCATCACGCTTATCATCAAAAGCATCCCAATTAGTTATGCGTTGTAAATCCCTACCTGATTTATATAATGGATTTATGTTTTTTCTGTTATTAGCTGATCCAGCTCCATCAAATATTACATAAACTTGTGTAGGTTGGGTTTGACGTATCATAGCACCTAATGATCGGAAAAAACCACCTAAACCCCCTATATGGATACCATCTGGATTCACCATATTCATTACTGCAAAGTTTCTAAAGAATAGATTTAATCCATCTATCATTAATATCCTTTCACTTTTTACAGTTTCTTCCCCTTGCTCTTGAATTCCATCAAGAAGTTTAAATAGTTCTTTCTGTTTCATTTGATTTGTTTTTATACCCGGAATATACGAAAAATACCCCGGGTATCAAAGTTTACTGTGGCTCTTCTCCAAAGGATGATATGTCAGAGTATGCTTGATCTTCTTCAACTACTCTAAAATCATCACCACCTAAAATAGCTTTCCAATCTTCTTTTCTATCCTCTTTGTATTTTTTCAATTCCTTATCATTATCATTGATAAATCCATGAGGAGTCATAACAATTTTACCTCTAGTAGTAACACCATTAATGTGGTTTTTGTCAATTTGAATATTTACTCTTTTAGCAAATTCAACTTGTTTACCATCTTTAATAGCTTTAATTTTAGAAGTTCCAGCTGACATAACATTACCAAATGTTACAACAAATGTAGAATCAAACCACATAGCATAACCACCTTTATTCATTAATTTTGGTTGTCCCATAGGTGATTCAGCTTTTAATGTCCAAACCTTATTAATACAAACTAATGTATTAGTATAAGGTGATGACTCTTTTCTTGATAATGTAATTTTTTGATTTACACTATTACCAAATTGAGTTGACATAGCACCTGCATTCCATTCATTATTGTTTTTATTTGATTTTATTGACATTTCACAAGGTACTGATCCAATTGAATCCCATAGGAATAATAAATCATAAGGTAAATTACCTTTCTTTTGTTCATCAATCAAATCTAAAATAAACCCAGCAACATCTTCAATAGAATTAATAGTTTCTCTATCTACATAAATAAAATTACCCTCATAATTTTCAACTTCACCTGTTTCTTCATTTATAACTTCTTTAACATCCATACCCATCATTTTAGCATGATCCCAAGACCATTTCATTTCTGTAATGATAAAAACTGGTAGTATTTTACGGGTTTGGGCAGCAACAGCTGCTTCTAAAAGAGCTGTTGTCTTACCTGTATCCGAATGTCCTCTCAACAACACAATATGTCCCATAGGAATACCTGGTATTGAAGTAACATCTTGGAATGCCGGTGATAAAGGAATCCATTCTTGATCTTTAAACTTGATGTTTTGTTTTAATCCCTTTTTCTCCTTAAACGCATTTAAGTTAAAATTTGATTGTATTTCTGCAGAGACTGCCTCCGATAGTGATTTTTTCTTTCTCGCCATGTATTATTTTATTTATTAAAACGGTAAATCGTCTTTCTTATTTGAATCATCCTTAAATAAATCATCAAATTGATCTACTTTAGCTTTACCTCTATTTGTATCTAATGAGTAGTTTTTCTTCTCACCATCAAATGGTACTGCTGGTTCAGATGATATTGCACCTTCTTCTCCATCAGGAGTTAAAAATTGTTCTAATCCAGCTTTAACCTCATCAAAAGTAAGTCTTTTAAATACTTTCATTGGGTCTGGTTGGTTTTCAATAATATTTTTAACGATACCTTGATCACTAGATATAGGTGATAATTTTAAAGATGGACTAACAGATGTTTTGTTGTAAGGTGTTCCTGTTACTTCAGGTCCTACAGTAGTTAATTTAATATCTCTACCTTCTGTTATGTCTGTAAAATCTCCAATTTCTTCATCAGAAGCCATATTTAAGAAATCTTGATAAACTTCTTTACCAAATTGCCATAATTTAACACCTTCATCTTCTTGTCCTCTTATTACAACAGGAGCAAAAATACGAGTTTTAGCGTCTAATTTTTTAGCTAATCTCCAATTTTCTTTATCAGATGATTGACGTAATTGTTTTGTGAATTCTTGAATTGGATCTTTTTCACCCCAATTCTGTGGTGATGCCATTACTCTTGGTCCAATACCATAATAAAATAACATTTCTGTAAATGGTATTTGTTTATTGTATTTATTAGGTACTACTCTAACAACTTGTTTTCCTACTGAAGGCTTCCAAAAAATATTTTTTCTTTCTCCTCCGGAATTGTTAGATTGTTTGTTTAGCGATTCTAAACGTTGCTTAATTAAATTTAAATCCATAATGATAACTATTTTTGTTTATAACTTTTTATTTATGTGGTGAATATACGAAATAGGAAATGGTACTCCTAACTATACTTCAAGAATTTTATGAATCTTCGTCTTCAATTGCTTCAATTCATCTCTTTGAGTAAGTAAAACTGTATTTCTATAATGCTGCCAATCAATTGGAAATTTAGTATCAACTACTCCTCCATTTAATCTTTTAATTAATTCATTTAGTGCATTTATAGTATACAATGTGTTTGATTCTTTTTTTCTATGAACTAGAATCGTATTTTGTGGTAGACTATCTAGATTTGCCTGATCAATATTATATGTGCAAACATACTCGTCATTACTTTTAATATGCAAGACAAATATCTTATTATACATTATATCATACTTAGAAGTAAGACCTTCAATTAGCGAATCTAGCTCGTCTAATGTGGTAAATGTGCAAAATAATTTGTTGTTCAAATCTTTTATGTTTAGTGTAGAAAATTCGTTAAAATCATCTATAGTATACATATTGGCAGGTTTATCTAAAATCGTAGTCGCTTCCATAACTTTCTTTTATTTGTAATTTATATTTTTTTATTATTTGTTTAATTTCATCAATCAAATCTTCTTCTCCTTCTTTAAAATCAAACAAAAACGAATCATAAGTATATAAGACTAGCTCAGTTTTCCGGTTTCTTAATGATTTAAATATGTCCCACAATATACGAACATTCATTGCGGTCTCCAAGTTTTGAAGAACATAATTCAATAATTTTTGGGGTTTCATGTCGTTTAAAGCGTCTTTTTTATACACATGCTTTGAAACAGGACATTCTATATAGCCTTCTTCGTTAAATCTTTGCCACAAATCATCCACATATATTTGTACTCTTTGAAAAAATTCCAGATCTTTAAACTGCTCGAATACTCCTCCGTATAGTTGTTTGAAGGTTAGCTCTTTAGACTTTTGATAATCCACGCCATACATTTCTGCAAATGATTTATGAATATCATCATCACCAAAGTCATACCCCACCAACAACCCCAAAAGAGTAGGATGATAAGCACCAATGTCCAACTCAATAAACTTGCTGTTACGTGGAATAAAGCTCTTCCTACATCCATTATCCTTGTTAAGTGCTGCGTAATTAACTCCATTGAATTTATTTGCGGGTCTAGTTGTTAATGTTTTAAAGTTGT